CCAAATGGGATGGGGCCCCCGCTATTTTCTGTGGTATCAATCCCGATAATGGTCGATTCTTTGTGGGCACCAAAGGGGTCTTTGCGAAAGCGGCGAAATTGAATTATACTCCTGCGGATATCAAGAGAAACCATGCCTCTGAAGGACTTCAGAACAAGCTCCTGATTGCCTTGGAACATCTACCCAAACTCGGTATTACTGGGGTCCTTCAAGGTGATATGCTCTATACCCATGGTGATCTCCAAAAGGATGTCATCGAGGGGGAGAAGTATGTGACCTTCCAACCGAATACGATTGTCTATGCGGTGCCTGCTGATTCCGTCTTGGCGCAGCATATCCTGGCATCCAAGCTGGGTGTGGTGTTTCATACATCCTATCATGGACCCACCATGGCATCCATGAAGGCCTCGTTCAAAGTGGATATTGGCGCTCTGCGTCATACCGCAGATGTGTGGTATCGGGATGCGTCCTTTGTCGATCAATCAGGTACGGCGAATTTCACCGAAGCCGAGTCGACCTCCCTGGGGGATCTCTTGGCCCAAGCGGGTCGGGTGTTTCATAGTATCGATAGTAAGGTCCTGAATCGAATCTCTCTGGATGCCACCCTATTAGGACAGATCAAACAATACAATAATTCCTTGATCCGAGCGGGAAAGCCTCAGCCTACCGCAAAAGACCATGTGCTGGCATTGACTCGTTGGGTCGAACAACTCGCCAACGAATCTATTTTACACGCCAAGCTACCAGCAACCAAACAGAAACGTCTGGCTGAAAAGAGTGAATGGTTGAGGTTTTACCGTTCGTCCTATGCCGAGTTGGTCAAAATTTTTCTCTTGACAAATCTCCTGAATGATGCTAAAATACAGATTATCAGAAAACTTGAGACTGCGAAGTCTATGGGCACCTTCCTTCGGACACCCAATGGAGGATTGGCCGTCACGAAACCAGAGGGATTTGTGGCCGTCGATCACTTAAAAGGTGGTGTGGTCAAGCTCGTCGACCGTCTGAATTTCTCTCAAGCGAATTTTAATGCGACCAAGAATTGGACCACATAAGATGAAGTTTGGTGGTTGCGACAAGACACAAGAAATGAATGATAAGTGGGATAAGTATGTCCGAGACCTCTGGGTCGAGTCCGAAGCCACGGCCACTCAAGAAGAAGTCGTATATATACTAGGAGAACCGCCCAACCTACCTTTATAATATGGAGTCATTATGAAAGACCTTGTGATCGGTGCCGTCAGCAACTACAACTTCGATCAAATCAAACCGTGGATCAATTCCTTAGAACAATCAGGGTTCGATGGGTACAAGATGTTGGTCTGTTACAACATCGATAGTGATACCTCCGATGCCCTGGCTCGCCGAAACATTATTCTTGGTGGACTCCATGTGGATGATCTGGGTACATTTAGTGCTGATCCTGCGATGTCCATTGTCGTCAACCGCTTCCTCCATTATTGGATCTTCTTGCGCCAACTCGCCCCTGAGATGAAGAAGGATATTCGGTATGTCATTGCCACCGATGTCAAGGATGTCATCTTTCAGCGCAATCCCTCAGAATATTTTGATAAGTGGAAGGATCAAGGCGAGTCGCCTTCGGTTGTGGCTGCCAGTGAATCCATGCGCTATCGTGATGAAGAATGGGGTGTGAATAATCTTGTGTCCTCGTTCACAGTCCCCGTCGCCTCCTCATTGTTTGCTGCCCCCATTTATAATTGTGGATCATTTGCGGCAAAATTTGAGACCGCAATCGGACTATTCCTGTCGATTTATCTGTTGTCCAATGGCACCACACATCATCAGCCTGGAGGTGGCGGACCTGATCAAGCGGCATTGAATATCCTCCTGAACACCGAAGCCTATCATCGCCATTTCTATGGTGCCACCTCAGAAGATGGATGGGCCGCACAGCTCGGTACCACAATGGACCCCCGTAAAATAGACGCCTATCGTTCGAGTTTGTTGGAACCTGCCCCTATTATCCTCAACGATCAAGTCTGTACCTCTCATGGCACCCCACATTATTTGGTCCATCAATATGATCGTGTGCCTGCCTTGAAGGCGCTCTTTGAGGCGAAATATGGGGCATAGAATACTATTTTGTGTGCATCGGTATGCCCCCTATCCAGGTGGATCGGAGAACAATGTCAAGAACATGGCCGAGGAAATGGTTCGCCGTGGCGTAGAGACCTGGGTCTTTGCAGGTCAACACCAAGGGGATCTGAATGGGGTCCATGTGACCAGCAACCCAGAACTGCTGGTCCATCAGTGGGATCTGATCATTGTCCATGGCGGTGATGTTAATGTCCAGAATTTTGTCTTGGAACATGCACCGAATATTCCGTCGCCCATCTTGTATCTGTTGATTCTCCCGTCGAATTCTCCCACCTGCGTGAAGGCCCTGCATGAGGCTCGGTATATCGGGGCGTCGACCCTGGCTGATTGGCGACATGTGAAGAAGCATGGCGTGGAATCAAAGTGTATGCAATACCGATACGGTATCAATTTAGAGGATTCGGTCTCCCCTGCCCCAAAAGGTGGGTTCTGCTCCCGGTATGGGATCACGACCGAGTATATGTTTATTTCCTGTGGAGGCTATTGGCCCAACAAAAACATGACTCGTTTGGTCGAGGCGTTTCGTGCCATCCAGCGAGAGGATGTGACCTTGGTCCTGACGGGATATGATTGTGGCCAATCGGCCCCTGTGGTCAGACCGAACGAAAATATCAAAGTGTTGATGTTGCCTTCCCGTGAGGATGTGTTGGCAGGCATCGCGGATGCGGATCTGTATGTCATGCACAGCACCTCAGAGGGATTCGGCATCGTGTTGCTTGAATCGATGTTGAATCACACACCCTGGGCAGCCTATCGCATGGCTGGGGCAGAAACAATGCAGGAATACGGATTTACCTATGAGCGGGAAGATGAACTGATTGCCTACATGAAGACCTTCCAGGGTGTGTCTGAGCAAACCATCCAGGATGCCTATGTCTATACGATCAGTAACCATACCAGCAAACGATGTGTGGATGATATTCTTCTGTTGGTGCAGAAATGAAAAAAGCGTTGATCACCGGGATTACCGGGCAGGATGGATCGTATCTTGCTGAACTTCTCCTAGACAAGGGCTATGAGGTGCATGGGATTGTCCGCCGTGTCGCCATTGAAGATCCGACCCATCGGATGCACCGCTTGATGGGATTCAAAGATCGTCTCCATCTTCATGCGGCCTCCCTGGAAAGCTATCCAAGCATCTATCGAGTGTTTACCCAAGTACAGCCAGATGAATGCTATCACTTGGCCGCACAAAGCTTTGTCTCCTATTCCTTTGAAGATGAATTTTCGACCCTGCAAACGAACATTGGTGGGACCCATCATGTGTTGTCCGCCTTGAAGGATGCGTCTCCTCGTACCCGATTCTATTTTGCGGGATCAAGCGAGATGTTTGGGAAAGTGGAAGCCATGCCACAAGACGAACGCACCCGATTTCATCCTCGTTCGTCCTATGGGATCTCTAAGGTCGCAGGATTTGATTTGACCCGTAACTATCGAGAGGCCTATGGACTTCATTGTTCGACAGGCATTCTGTATAATCATGAGTCACCCCGCCGTGGATTTGAGTTTGTGACCCGAAAGATCAGTTCCACGGTCGCCCAGATTTATATGGGGAAGGCCACAGAACTGGCATTAGGGAATCTGAATGCCCTACGGGACTGGGGTCATGCCAAAGAATATGTCCGGGCCATGTGGCTCATGCTCCAACAGGAGACGCCTGATGATTATGTCATTGCCACCGGAGTGACTCATTCGGTCTTGGATTTTGTTCAGGCGGCGTTTGCTCAGGTGCACCTCAACTACATAGACTATGTGACCGTGAACCCCCAGTTCTATCGTCCAGCAGAAGTCGAAGTCTTGCTCGGCGATCCTTCAAAAGCCCATAGGAAATTGGGTTGGAAACATTCGATTGATTTCGCTGATTTAGTCGGAGAGATGGTCGAATCGGATATCAATTATTACAGCACATAGGAGATTGATTATGGGAGAAGCATTCGTTATTGATACCACCAGAGGCACGGTCAGACCTGTTGACGGTACGACCGGAGGCCCGATACCAGGATCGACTGATCCCTTCCATCATTTGCCCCCAGTAGAATGGGTCCAAAAGCAAATTGACTGGGGCGTGAATCACATCTCAGCTTCAGGGCTGATCGACCCGCTCAAGTCAATTGCGCCGGTTGTAGGGGCGGAAATTGGGACCTGCCTAGGGTTTAGTGCGGAATTGTTCCTCAAAGAACTGCCGAGTCTTCAAACGCTGTACTGTGTGGATCATTATCCCACATTCATCGATTGGAACGGAACCGTCATGAGTGAGGAACGCCAGGCCTGTATGAAGGGTGATGCCCTTCAGCGATTGTCGGCCTATGGTACACGCGCCCAATTACGGTATCAGACCAGTGAACAGTTTGCTCTAGAATTCGGAGTCTCCTCAAAGATACAGTACCTTGACTTCATTTTTGTGGATGGGGATCATTCGTTCGAAGGCGTCATGAAGGATTTTACCTTGTATTGGGATTACATCAGGCCGGGAGGAATCTTTGCCGGGCATGATTGGAACCTCCCGACCGTCCAACAGGCCGTGAAGACCTTCTTCCCCGATCCGAGCAAAGTGGTGAGTGTAAGCAATGAGGGATGGTACATCGTCAAATCATGAATGAACTAAAAAATCTCAGTATCGTGAATGAGACCAGCTTTCTGAGTAATAGTTTCTGGCATACCACACCGGTCAATGATGGCCATTGGGGTGTGCTAACGCCTGACTGGCCGAATTTCAAACGAGTCCTGGAAACCCATACGACCGAACGACGAACCATCGTCTCGGCCGGTGGCCACATTGGATTATATGTGTGTGGCTATGCGGAATTATTCAAGACGGTGTATGTGTTTGAACCTGATCCCCTGCATTTTTATTGTTTGGTCAATAATGTCCAGTTCCCGAATGTGATCAAACTGCAATGCGCCGTTGGGGAGAAGCCTTCTATGGGCGCGATGGTCGGTAATGGCATGGGAGCGCGGGTCGATTCCAGTGGCGAGAATCTCTGTCTCCCCATTGTTCCGATTGATGCCTTCCAGTTTCCTACGGTGGATGTGCTTCAACTCGATGTTGAGGGGTATGAACTGAGGGTCCTGAAAGGTGCTATTGATACCATCATGACCCATCATCCTCTCCTGATCATTGAAAATGGCCATGAACAAAATATTGTTGACTTTCTCGGCCCGTTAGGATATACTATAATAGAGAGAATGCAATGGGATACGGTTTGGGGATGGGGGAATTAGAAAGAATATGAGCCGAAAATATAATAAAATCATTATCTGGGGCGCCAAGTTCGATTCGGGGCATACCCATGCCTTTGTCCACGAGCCGTTGATGCGGGCCGCACAACATCTTGGGTATCCAGCCTATTGGCTCGATAATCGGGATCTCCCCCATCTCCCTGTAGAATTCTTTGATCATGCCTTGGTGATCTCGGAGCAATGGTTGGTCTTTGCGAATAGTTTCTCCAATCAATTACCCCTGAGACCGACATCGGCCTATCTGATTCATTATCTTGGTAACAAAGGTCCCATAGAAGGGAATCCTGGTGCCTCGATGTATCTTGGTAAGGTGGGGAAGTTGATTGATTTCCGCTTTGCATGTAATTGGGGCGTGGATGGAGTACCGGATAAGAATTATGCCTATCACTTCGACAAGTCTGCTTGTACGCCTATCAATGAGGGTACGTCCTTTCTACAGCAAGACGGTCCTGTGACCCTCTTCTATTCGATGTGGGCAACAGATTTGATGCCAGAGGAGATTCATGTCGAAGATCGCTATCGGATACCCGTGAAACCCTATCATGCGTTTTTTGGTGGGACCATCCGTGAGGACAATAAGGAAATGTTTGATCCTTTTATTCAGGCTTGTATCGATCACAAGATGCCATTCTATTACAACACCCCATGGCAGAACCCCTTGCCAGTGAATCAAATCCGCCTAGCGGTGACGAATGCGTATTTGGCCCTGGATGTCAGACCCCGCAATCATTTAGCGAATAAGTATATCTCATGCCGTATCATGAAAAACATCAGCTATGGACAACTAGGATTAACGAATTGTCCCGCGACCTATGAATTTTTTGAGGGGGATGTGGCATTCCATTCCAATCCCTATGCGCTCTTTGATGTGGCCTGTGAGATGAAACAAGATCCCCACACCCTTGACAAGATCCTTCGACAAATGACGAAAATCAAAGAGAAACACACCTATGTCAATCGTTTACGGGATATGATTACTGCGGCGGAGGCGGAATGAAAACAGCATTGATTACAGGCATCACGGGCATGGTGGGATCGCATTTGGCGGACTATCTGTTACAACACACCGATTGGAACATCGTCGGCATGTATCGTTGGGCAGATGCCCTACACAACATCGGGCATTTACTTGAACGAATCAATACCAAAAATCGCGTGAGTTTGAGTTATGGTGATCTGACCGATGCTGGAAGTCTGGACCGACTGATCGAGGAATGCCGTCCTGATTACGTCTTTCATCTGGCCGCACAAAGTTTTCCCCTGACGAGTTTTAGTGCCCCGATCAACACCTTAGATACCAATATCCAGGGTACATTGCGACTTCTGGAATCCTTGCGTAAGTACTCGCCGCTCGCGGCCATTCATGTCTGTTCGTCATCCGAGGTCTTTGGTCGCGTTCCCAAAGAAAAATTACCGATCAACGAAGAATGTTCCTTCCATCCGGCTTCCCCGTATGCTATTTCAAAAGTTGGTACCGATCTGATTGGTCGTCATTATGCGGAGGCGTATCATATGACGGTCATGACCACGAGGATGTTTACTCATACGGGACCGCGGAGGGGTGATGTCTTTGCGGAATCTTCCTTTGCCAAACAAATTGCGATGATTGAAGCGGGATATACCAAAGACCCTGTCGTGAAGGTGGGAAATCTTCAGAGCCTTCGGACCTTTGCGGATGTGCGAGATGCCGTTCGGGCGTATCATATGCTCCTGACCGTCAATCCGATTGGTGGACAGTACTACAATATAGGGGGTACGCATACCGCAACAATCGAGGATATGTTGAAGACCTTGATTTCCTTTTCGGATATGAAAGATGAGATTCGGATTGAAGTTGATTTGAGCCGTCTTCGTCCCATTGATGCGGATCTACAAGTACCCGACACCAGAAAGTTTGAAGCCCATACCGGATGGAAGCCAGAAATTCCATTTGAACATACCATGATGGATTTGTTGAACTATTGGCGCGAGGAAGTGACCTTACAATATGGACAATTTTTGACGCGATAGGAGTAGAGGATGGATAATCAACATGTTCCTGTGGGTCGTGCAATGCACAAAGGACCCGCACAACTAGGGCAAGACCTTCTGGTCGATAAAATCCTTAACGGCAAATACCATGGCGCGTTTGTTGATATTGGCTGCTCCTTTCCTGAACAGTTCAGTAACACCTGGTACCTTGAGAAGGAAAGAGGCTGGCAGGGTATTGGGATCGATGTGGACCCAGCATATGCTCAGCCATGGGCAGACTATAGACCTCAAAGTTGCTTTATTCTAACTGATGCCACGACCCTAGATTATGAACGGTTATTTAGGGACGTTCAATTTCCTATCTGTATTGATTTTCTTTCCATTGATATTGAGCCCCCAGAAGCATCCTGGGTCGTGCTACAACGGGTCCTAGAGACTTCCTTTACGTTCAATGTCATTGCGTTTGAGGTAGACTATGGAGGCGATTGTATAAATCCAGAGAGATTTTCGACGCGGGATGTTTCCAGGGAATTACTACGATCCAAGGGATATATCCTTCTGAAGGAGGTGTACACATATGCGTTTGGATGGCCTTTAGATTCTCCACACGAACCCCCACAACCCGTAGGTTACTGGTATCATGTGGATGATATCTGGGTGAATCAAGCAACGTATGATGCAACAGGTGATGTAGAATGTTAATCATTCGAACCCCCTATCGTATTTCCTTTTTTGGTGGAGGCACCGATTATCCCGCTTGGTATCGAGAACATGGAGGCGCGGTACTGTCGACCACCATCAATAAGTATTCGTTTTTGGTGCTTCGGACCTTACCAGAAATATTTGATTATAAGTATCGGATACGGTACTATGATCGTGAGGAAGTCCAAGAGGTGAATCAGATTCAGGTACCTGTGATTCGTGAGGCGATCAAGTATATGAAGATCAACACAGGGATCGATATTACCCATCATGGAGACTTACCTAATCGGACAGGGATCGGTTCCAGTTCAAGTTTTGCAGTCTCGTTGATTCATGGTCTTTCTGCCTTGAAGCATCAACAAAAGACCAAACGAGAAATTGCTCGCCTGGCCATTACCTTGGAACAAGAAGTCCTCGGTGAGTCGGTGGGATCACAGGATCAAGTGGCCGCGGCCTTTGGGGGATTCAATCGGATTGAGTTTGGTGGGCAATCGGAATTTATGTGTCATCCCTTGCCACTTCGCGCCGAGGTCGTCAAGGAATTGGAATCCTGGGTCCAGATATTTTTTACCTCCAAGCTACGGAATTCCTTTGATATTACCGAGAAGAAGATCGAAAATATTCAGAACAAGACCGTGGATCTCAGGGAAATGCAGCAATTAACAAAAGAAGCTGAATCGGTCTTGTTTGGGGTGGGATATGATCGAATCCATGATTTTGCCTCCTTGTTGAACACGCAATGGAGACTCAAGAAGGATATCGAAACGACCATCACGAACCCAGAAATTGATGCTATCTATGCGGCAGGAATCAAGGCGGGGGCCGTTGGAGGCAAGATCCTGGGAGCAGGCGGAGGTGGATTTATTCTGTTCTTGACCCCACCCGAGAAACAACAGCAAGTCCAGGAGGCCTTGAAGCTCAAGCAAGTTCCTGTGGCGTTTGAGTTTTTAGGTTCCCAATTGATCTATCACGACTATCAAGACCAGGAGAAATAACATGGGGAAAATTTTTGTGGCAGGACACCGTGGATTAGTGGGTTCGGCCATTATCCGGGCGTTGCTCTTGTCTGGTGTATCCGAACGGCAAATCCTGACCAGAACACGAAAAGAGTTGGATTTGTTGGACACACAGGCCGTGCGGGTGTTTTTGTCGCGTGGGGATATCGATCAGGTCTATCTGGCCGCCGCTCATGTGGGAGGTGTCCTGGCGAATAATCTCTATCCCGCCACCTTCATTCACTCGAATATTATGATACAAACCAATGTCATCGATGCGGCGGCCTCAGCCGGAATTAAAAAATTGTTATTCCTGGGATCAAATTGCATCTATCCCACCAATGCGCCTCAGCCCATCAAGGAAAACTCGTTGATGACGGGACCATTGGAGCCGACGAATGAACCCTATGCCATAGCGAAGATTGCAGGCATCAAAATGTGTGAATCCTATAATCGGGAATGGAACACAGACTATCGATCCATCCTACCCTGTAATCTCTATGGCATCAATGATAACTATCATCCAGAACACGGACACATTACGGCCGGGATGATTCAGAACTTTCATCAGGCCAAACAAAAGAATCTTCCGTCTGTCCCGGTCTGGGGATCAGGAAAGCCCAGGCGCGAATTTCTCTATAGCACCGATCTGGCCCGGGCGTGCCTGTTGGTGATGAACATCGAGAAGTCGATCTGGCAGGAGAAGGTGTCCCCTCGCTGTAATATGGTCAATGTGGGATCTGGTATTGATTATCCTGTGGCAGAGTATGCGCGACTGGTGGCCCATGCGGTAGGGTATACCGGACAGATCGAATTTGATACCGAGAAACCTGATGGTGTCATGTCTAAGCTTGCCGATTCGTCGACCATCATGGCCCTGGGATGGAAACCCACGACCTCGCTTATAGAAGGGCTTCGTTGGACCTATCTAGATTATTGTCAGAGGTACTCATCATGAAGATCGTCATTGCATCAGGTGGATTTGATCCTCTCCATAGCGGGCACGTCAGCTACCTTCATGAGGCCTCGTTATTGGGGGATATTCTGATTGTTGGAATCAACTCCGATTCTTGGTTGATTTCTAAAAAAGGTAACTATTTCCTTCCCTGGCATGAACGGGCCTATTTGGTGCAGAATCTCCGTATGGTGTCTAGTGTCAGGACCTTTGATGATCACGATGGCACCGCATTAGATTTACTCCATCAGGTGCGGGCTCAGTTTCCCCACTATCATTTGGTCGTGGCCAACGGGGGTGATCGGACCTCACTAAATAATGCTGAAGCGGCGTTTGTGGATGATAATCATGAATTTGTCTTTGGTGTCGGGGGTACGCAGAAAGTGAATGCGTCCTCGGCAATTTTGAAGCGATGGAAGGAGTTATGATGATTCTCGATATTGGATCGGGTCCGCATCCCAAGGAAGACGCGCATGTGCGAATGGATTTGCATCGTTGGCCTGGAGTGAACTGCCTCCATGATCTCCTGGTCACACCCTATCCCTTCAATCCCAATTCCTTTAGTAAAGTCTATATGGGAGATGTGGTCGAGCATATTGTGATTTTCGAGGTGGACCGTGTCCTTGATGAAGTCTATCGGATTATGGCGCCAGGGGCCGTTCTTGAGATCACCGTACCTGATGTCCGTTGGATCGCCGAACGGATTGTCAAGAATGACTGGCTGGCCCAGTGTGGGAATATCGGGTGGCTCAATCAGTCCCCTGATCCGTGGAAAAATGCCATGAGCTATCTCTATGGTGGATTCCAGAACAAAGACGAATATCAACTGGCAGGAATGGGACATGTCAATGGATTCGATGAAGCCTCCCTTGCCGCCCTTCTTGGCCGCCATGGATTTACGGATATTCGCCGTGAGCCTGATACTCGGAATCCCCCACCAGGAAACCAATCCGTCTTGAAAATGCTTGCCCGAAAGCCGGTGTCACAATGATCCTCATCGCCCATCGAGGCAATCTCTATGGCCGACAGCCCGAACGGGAAAATACCCCTGAGTACTTGAATGAGGCGATCCATCTGGGTTATCATGTCATGGTGGATGCCTGGTACCATGATGGGGGTTTCTACTTCGGTGAGAGGAAACCATTATGGAAACCGTTTCCTGATTGGCTCCCCTATGCGATGAATTCAGTCTTGCTCAGGGCGAGAAACCCTGAGGCCCTTCTGGAAGCCAACAAACAGGGGTTCAATGTGTTTTGGCATCAAACTGATTCCTATGCCCTGACCTCCTGGGGAGACCTGTTAGGATTCTATGGGGCCCCGATCTGTGGTGACTCGTTTGTGCATATGATACCAGAACATGACGGTGCTGTGGATGAGTCCTATTGTGAAAACCTCGCTGGATATGAGGCATCTGGCCTTTGTTCTGATTATGTAGGCACCCTGGTGCAATATCTAAATTTTACTGGGGCGTAAGTATCGATTTTGTATAAATAACAGATAACATCCATTCCCAAGATCCTGTAGAGGGGTTTTCATGTTATCTGAACTGTTCATACCAAAATATTCATTGAATATTGACCGGGAATCCCTCCCCCAGGTCAAGTC